GAAGCAAGAAACATTTCTTTCTCATCGGAAGGTGTATGAGCAGATATTTGGCGTCATAGGGCTATAAATCAGAAAGGCTATCCCAAATGGGATAGTCTTTTTTTTGATGATAAGTGATAAGTGATATGTCGCTTGCGTATTTGCAAGGTCGCTGACTCCCTTCTGCCGTTTTTCTCGTATTTTTTTTTGTGGTTCGGTCCGACGCCGTCAGCTTCTCATTGTGTCAGCTTACGCCTTTGGCTTCTCCCTGTTCCTCATCGTGCCAAGTGAAATTTTTTCTGTTTCAGAAACCGATCGAACTTTCAAAACTAATTTTTATTGCCAAAATTCCGTTTGGTGTCCCACTCTTGTACCCTCAACCGTCAGGCACACACGCAAGCAAGCAAAAGGGGAAGGGGAAAAAAACAAAGGGTAGGGTAGGGGTAGGGAAGAATTAAGTGAGCAAGAATGGGTTTTAATGCCCCCCTCAAAATTTTATAAAAAACTAGCCTGCCATTTTATACCATTCCATTATCCAAATAAAACACCAAATATCTTGCGACTTGATTATCTATCAAACCCTTATAATAAGTACAATGGAGTTTTGTAGATATATACAAAAATAACAATTTTAATAAATATTGGGTGGTGATAATGATGTCAAAATATCCGATAAAAACGCCTTATACAGAAGTGGTAGATGGGGTAACGGTGATTAGAAACGCCCCATTGACGACTAGCAATAAGAAATACGAAATGACAGAAAAGCAGAAGAAGTTTGCAGATGAATATATGAAAACAGGGAATCATATGCAAGCCTATCGAAACGCTTACAATTGTCACGATAAAAGACCTAGTGATACATCAGCATTGAGCAACAAGCTACTAAGAAGCAGAAAGATAAGGGAATACATTGAATCGACAAGACAGATAAATGCTTTAGCAGAAGCAACAAATGTGTTGGACATCAAACAAATCAGAGGGTTTTGGACAGACATCATCAGGAATTGTGAGATGAGTGTAAAAGACCGTTTAAAAGCGTCTGAACTGTTAGCAAGAAGTCAAGGAATGTTTCTTGACCGAGTAGAGCATAACATGAATGTTCAAATTTCTTTTGATGGGAACGAAGAAGATTGGAATGAAATCGTGGATGCCGACATTATTGGTGAAGATTTTGAAGTCAATTAATGAGTAAATTTTACCTATTTCATGGATAATTTTATGAAACGCTTTTCCGTTTACGAGTGTAAGCTAGTATATATATAGATACAAGCTATCATTTTTAAACAAAAAATAAAATTCAAAGTCATTCTCTCACAATGATTTTGAGTTTTTTTGTTGAGTGTCAAAAATGACACTATATTCGCTGTTTGAGTGTCAAAAATGACACTCTAAATTTATTCCTATTGGAATACTATGAATTGGGGTGGAGAAGTGGGTAACATCATTAATCAAAACTTTTTAACAGATGCTGAAACAGGACAAATCATCAGAAGGGGATGGTATTCTTTTGAATCGCATTACAACAAAGAAAAAGGGTACAAGTACAAAAACGAAACAGGGATAAAATTTGTAAGTACAGATGTGCCGAACGAATTAACGGATGCAGAATTAGGGAAGTTGTTTCGGTTATCGCAATCTATGTTGATTAACTCAAATTTACTGATTGTTCGCACAACGAATGGGAAAGCAAGACCGATAACCACAGAAGATTTAGAGCAATTATTAAGTTTTTCAAGAAGTACCTTGTTTCGTTTCTTGAGGAAATGTAGAGATTTAAAGGTATTAAAATCGGTGATGGTTGAAGAAGAAACACATTATTATTTAAGTCCTGTCTATTTTTTCAGGGGGAAATGGCTTTCTCCTAATTTATATTGGTTATTTCAAGAAGAATTAGACGGTATACTTCCTGAAAAAGCCATTCGATTTTTTCATGAAATTAAATAAAGTGTTTTTAATAACGCTTCTTTTTATCTCACCGATAATATTTGAAAATCAAGTACAGGGAAATAGAGGTGAAAAAATGGAACTAAGTGTAGACGAAGTGATGAAAGGATTAATTATGGCAGAAAGTAGTGGCAACCCTAATGCTGTATCAAGTGCAGGGGCAATTGGATTAACACAATTGATGCCGATTACTGCAAAAGCAGTTGCAGAAAAGTACAATGTTCCTTATGACGAGAAAAAACTAACCAATCCTGACTATTCAAAGAAACTATCGAAGCTACATTTAATGGACTTAAAATCAAAATACGGAGATTGGCACTCGGCTTTAACAGCTTACAATCGTGGGGAATTTGGTATGAAAAAGTACAAGAATAAAAACAAAACAACCGTTTCCTCGTACTCTAAAAAAGTCTTAAAGTTTGCAAGCGACTTTAAAGCAACCGATATGCTTAAAAGCAAGATGCGTGAAGCCGATACTCGTAACACGATAAACAGCGTTAAATAACGCTGAAAACAACACGCCTAACCATTTATATACCCCCTCTTTCAAAAGTCGATTGTAGGGCTTTTAAATCGGTATACAGACCTATTGTGTTTTGCAATACAATAATATAAAAAAAGAAAGGAGAAACCAAATGGTACATCGCTATCCTAAACTTAAAAAGAATTGGAATGAGTTTCGCTTTTGGAAAACGATTTATAACGAACGGAAAAAAGTGAAAAAGGAAGTTAAAATTGAAATTGCTGAACGCTTTGCTTATTCAGATATTCACATTAACTACGAGCATACGGAGTTAGAATTAAAAGAAATCACAGAACAAGCAAAAGATACTTTGTTAGAAACGATAACAGAAGAAGAATTGAGAGTGGGAAAAACAAGAGTAACACAAACAAAAAAAGCGTTAAAAATTATGCGTTTAAACAAAAAATATGTAAACGAAATTGCTAAAAAAATGTTCAAGCTTTGTGAAGAATCTACCATTAAAGTGGGTGAATCGCTTGCCTAAAATGGTGATTGAGAAGCCTAATGAAAGACAACTCCAATTCTTTAAAGCAAAAACAAGGCACATCGGTTACGGTGGGGCAAGGGGTGGGGGAAAGTCTTGGGCAATGCGAACGCTATTCGTTATTCTTGCGTTTAACTTTAAAGGATTAAAGCTTTTGCTATTAAGAAGAACGATGCCTGAATTAAGAGAAAATCACGCCTTACCGTTGATGAAATACTTATACGGAGTCGCCAAATATCATAAACACGAAAACGCCTTTGAATTTCAAAACGGAAGTCGCATTAAATTAGGGTACTGTGATACAGAGGGGGATGTCTACCAATATCAAGGACAGGAATACGATGTCGTTGGTTTTGAAGAAGCCACTCATTTTACAGAGTTTATGAAAGACTTTATTTTGACTTGTAACCGTTCGACAAGAGATGATTTTAAACCGAGAGCCTATTATACAGCAAATCCTAGTGGAGTAGGACACAATTGGTTTAAACGGTTGTTTATTGACCGAGATTATCAAAACAAAGAAAAATCAGAGGATTATACTTTTATTCCTGCAACCGTCTATGACAATAAGATACTGATGGAAAACAACCCTGAATATGTGACCACTCTTGAAAATCTCCCTGAAATCCAGCGTAGAGCGTTTCTTTATGGGGATTGGGATATATTCGAGGGGCAATTCTTTTCGGAATGGAAACGACAAACACACATGGTCGAACCTTTTGATGTTCCTCAACATTGGCGTAGATGGGTATCTATGGACTTTGGTTACAATGACGCTTGTGCGATTTATTGGCATTGTGCTGATGAAGATGGGCGTTATTACACCTATAAAGAGGTTTACATTAATAAGACTTTGGTTAAAGATTTAGCTGTAATTATCTTAGACAACAGCAAAGGCGAAAAAATAGAATATTTTGTAGGAAGCCCTGATATGTGGGCAAAACGAGGAAACGACTCGATGGGGGAAAGTATTGCAGACACTTTTGCTCGATTGGGTGTTCCGTTCATCAAAGCCGACAATCAGCGTGTTTTGGGGTGGCAACGAATGAGAGAGGTCATGTCAAACGCTCCTGATGGACTTCCTTATTGGCAAGTGTTTTCTACTTGCAAAAACCTTATTCGTACCATACCCATTCAGCAATTTCACAAGCATAAATTAGAAGATATATCCGATGATAGTGATGACCACGCTGTTGAGAGTTGTCGCTATTTTTTTATGTCAAGACCACGAAAATCAAAAGAAAAAGCAAAGGAATTAACGCTTATTCAGAAACATAAGAAAAAGGTATCAAAAAGAAGAAAAGAAAACGAAAGCAGGTGGACTTAATGCGAAGAAGTTTAAAGTTATTCCAATATGGAACAGTAGCACCTTGTAGCAATCATACTTGTTCAAGTTGGGGTAATCATTATATTGGGGGCGACATTTACAGTTTAATAGGAGCAAACTGTTACTGTAAATCGTGTATAGATAATTTGATTGAACAAATATTAGAAGAATATCAACAGGAAGAAGAAGTTGAAGAATTACCGTTGAAAACAGAAGATAAAGAATTAGTCGTGATAACAAAGCCACCACGAAAACCGAGAGAGCCACTTAAAACAAAACCACCAAAAAAAGCGAAATAGCGAGGAATTGTTATGGAATGGATATTTTTTATCTTGTGTTTTCTAACCGTTGTTTATGTTGAAATACGGATGTTTTTCTTTATCTCTAAAATAGAATTGAAGCTGAAAGAAACTGAAAAAGAGGAAATTGTTAAAGAAGTCCTCAAAATAAGAAACAACAGAATTTTAGAAGCTTTAAAGAAAAGTAAAGGGGTGAAATTGTGAGCATTGAATTTAGTGAAGATATTGCATCCTTTGTTAATCAAGAATTTAATCGCAGAGTATCAGAGCGTAAAGCTTTTGAAAACCAATGGCGACTTAACAATGAATTTATCAATGGCAATCAATACATGGACATCAATACCGTCACCAATTCGCTTGAAGAAATACCAAAATTGTATTGGTATCAAGAGCGAGAAGTATTTAACCAACTAGCGACTATTCTTGAAACAAGGGTATCACGCTTAACACGACAACGCCCTATTCCAAAAGTAAGACCGAACTCACAGAACGATGACGATATAGCAAAAGCTAAAATATCAAACTTAGTCATCGGTAATGCGTGGAACGACCAAAACATGACTCGTCTTTATCAAGATATGGTATCGTGGTTAGAAACAACAGGAACAGTTTTAATAAAAACACTTTGGGATGCAAACAAGGGCAGGGTAATTGCAGAAGGGGAAGATTTATTAACAGAAGATGAACAACGGTATCGAAACGAAGTAAAAGATGTCATTGATACAACCACTCTTGCAGATATTACAGGAGAAGATAAAGAAAAGATTGTGTTAAGAGAAGGGGAAGTATCAACGGTTATTGTGCCACCGTTTGAATTTTACCCTGACTCGTCATTTCATTCTGATTTAAACGAATGCAGGAGCGTTATCCACGCTAAAGCGTATCACATAGACGAAATCTATGAATTATGGAACATTAAAGTCGAATCAGAAGATATTGAATTAGCATCGTTCCACCGTTCTAGCACAGGGGGATTAGGCAACCTTCAATCCATGAAAAAGTATCAACCGAATCAAGTGAAGAATTACGCCATTGTAAAAGAGTATTATGAAAGACCTTGTAGACGATACCCACAAGGGAGATACATTGTTGTTGCAGGGAAGAAAACATTATATGTCGGTACTTTACCTTACAAGATTGGGATAGACGGTGAGTTTGAATTTCCTTTTGTTAAAATTGCATCCATTTATTCCGTAGGTTGCTTTTGGGGGAAAAGCGTCATTGAACGCTGTATACCCATTCAAAGACGCTACAATGCGTTGAGAAACCGTAAAGCTGAGTATCTTAACCTTGTTGCGATTGGACAATGGTATGAACCCATTGGAAGTGTGGATGATGATATGGTGTTGTCTAACGCCCCTGCCGAAGTCATACGCTATACTGCCATTAACGGACAACGACCTGAACCTGTGACTTTTCCGAATTTGCCATCAAGCTTTGAGAATGAATTAGCAAATTTAATGCAAGAGTTTACAAGCGTTTCAGGGGTATCTGAATTGGCACGATTTTCAGATGCTCCAAGTGGCGTGTCGAGTGGGGTAGCGTTGTCGATTACCAACGAACAAGATGATAGTCGTATTGGAATGACAGCGATGCGAATAGCCGTAGGAACAACAGAGATTATCAAGTATTGGTTACGCTTATATCGTCAATTCGTACAAGAACCTAGACTTCTAAAAAATGTGGGGAATGAGTTACGAATTGAAATAAAGGAATGGTTAGCGTCAGACCTAAAATCAGACGACATCATCATAGAAAATGCTTCTGCTCTTTCTGAAACGCCTGCTCAACGCAGACAAATGGTGTTTGACTTGATTAATACAGGTGTTTTTCATAGAGAAGAACAAAACCCCTTTACATCAGAAACAAGACAAAAGTTATTGCAAATGTTGGAGTTTGGGAATTGGGAATCTTCTATATTAGAAGATATTGAACGACACCGTTCAAGAGCAAAGCGTGAAAATTATCAAATCACTAAAGAAAATGCGATGCCACCGTTGAAACCGTTTGACGACCATCAGCTTCACATTGAAGAACATCAACGCATGATGTTATCAGCAGAATACGAAGAATTGTTGAAATCTCCAATGGGGGCAATTGTAGACCGTATGATGAATATTCACATCAGTTTACACGAAGTCGAAGTCGCTAAAATAAGACAACAACAGTTTGAAGAACAATTGTTTATGCAGAGAGCAAGTGAACAGCAAATTGCTAGTGCAGATGCAGAAGGTAAAATAATGCAAATGGAAGCACAACAACAGTTACAACCGAAAAAAGATAAACAGGGGGATAAAAATGATAACTAACATTGTTTTTGAAGGGGGTGGAGTCAAAGGGATTGCTTACGCAGGGGTGATTAAAGCATTAGAACAAAGTGGGCATTTATCTTCTGTTCAGCGTGTAGGGGGAACATCGGCAGGTGCAATTATTTCACTTTTAATTTGTTTGAACCTTTCTTCAAAGGATATAAGTAGAGTCATGTATGAGTTAAATTTAATTGATTTTAAAGATAATAAGTTTGGTATATTTAGGGATATGTACCGTTTAATCAAGCGTTTTGGATGGAACAAGGGGGAAGTGTTTTACAATTGGTGTAAACGAATAATATTCGACTATACCAACTATGAAGATATGACTTTTAAAGACTTGAACGATTTGGTGCAAGAAGGGAAAGCAAAACATTTGTATTTAATCGGTTCAAATTTATCGAGTGGCTATTCGGAGATTTTTTCATACGAAACGACACCACAAATGAAAGTCGTGGATGCAGTAAGAATATCCATGAGTTTGCCTTTATTTTTTTCGGCTTATCGGCATAGCATTACCAATGATATTTATGTTGATGGTGGAGTTTTTGATAATTACCCTATTGATTTATTTGATGACAAACGCTATTTAGGATTAGGCGAAGGCTATTACTTTAATCCTGAAACATTGGGTTTTAAATTAGAATCATCATCAGAATTAAGAATTTTAAAAGATGGACAGAAACCAAAAGCAAAAGAAATCAAGAATTTCGGAGATTTTATTAAATCGTTATTGTCGGCACTTATGAATAATGAAGATAACAAGCACAAAGGGAATGACCTTGACAAAGGGCGAACGGTATATATTGATAGCTTAAATATAAGAACAACCGATTTTTCATTGTCGGATACTCAAAAAAACGAATTATTTGAAAGTGGTTATACTTCAACAATTGACTATTTGAAAGGGCGAGGGGAATATGAGCGATATTAACAATCCATTGTATGAGGAAATAGAAAGTGGTGTGTATCAAGAAGAAACACAACAATCAGCCGATAAAACAAGCGAATATTTGGACTTGATAGAAAAACAAAGCAGAAGAATTATGCAATTAGAAGAAGCTATGAATACACCGAAAGAAGAACCAAAAGCAGTAGAAATGAGCGAGGAAGAAAAGCAGGAGTTATCTCAACGGATTAGAGAGCGATTTTACACCAATCCCATTGAATTGTTTAATGATATTAAGCGAGAAGCCATTGAAGAAGCCAAGCGTGAAATGGAACACGCAAAAAGAGATTTTGACGATTTTAAACGCAATCAAGATTTAGATAAAGAAATTAAGACAGTATCCGACAAGCACAACGATTTTTTTGATTACCAACAGCAAATGACGGAGTTGCTTGATGAAAGACCTGAATTAGCAAATTTGCCGAACTCATTAGAAACTTTATATTTCCTAGCAAGAGGAATGTCTAACAAATCAATCAATATGAATGAAATCGTCAAGAATGAAAAAGTAAAAAACGAAATCATTAAAAACTATGTCAATGAAAAAAATCAACCAAATGCAAAGCTTATGGGAAATCAACCGAGAGGGAATTATGCCCCTAATGTTCCTGAAAAAATAACCAACATTCAGCAAGGTGGGAAAATGTTCAGGGATTATTTGCGTCAGCAGGGGTTGTTGTAATCGGTTTAAACGCCTTTTAAAGCCGTCTTTTTTTTAGGTTGGTGTTTATGTATCGTTTTATTAAATTAAAGCCTTAAAATCGCTTTAAATCGTTTACAGAGCTATTTTTTTAGAGTAAATCAATAGTAGAAGTAAAATTAAATTTTTATTAAAACAAGGGGGAAAAAGTAATGAGCATATTGAATATGTCCAAAGCAAATGAAGCTTTAAAAATTTTCTATTTAGAAGGATTGAGAGTACAATTAAACCAATCAAACCCCTTCTTATCTATCATTGATAGAGATGCGACATCCGTTGTTGGAGCAGAAATTAGAATGGCTTTAAGATATGGTCGTCAAGGAGGTATTGGCAATCGTGGTGATGACGCTGTGTTGCCAACACCAAACAGCAGACAAATCAAACAAGCAAGATGGGGAACAAAAAACATTTTTGCTCGTATTCACATTTCAGACAAAACAGTAAAAGCGTCTAAATCAAATGTGGGTAGTTTTGTTTCTTTACTTGAAGCAGAATTAGAAGATGCAAAAACAGATGCAACAGACTCATTGGCTCGTCAAGTTTTTGGTGACGGTAGAGGGGTATTAACCACGACAAAAGCAAATACCAACACAACAACGCTTCAAGTCAATAATGCGATGTACCTTGCAGAAGGAAGATTAATTGACATTTCTTCAAGTGCAGGAGTTATTAAGGCAAGTGCAAGGGAAATTCTACAAGTCGATGAAGATGGATTATCTATTGTCATTGACGGTGCTAATGTGACTACAACCGACACAGACATTATCACAATTGCAGGCAATTATGGTGAAGAATTAACAGGATTAGAAGCTGTGTTTACACCCAATACAACGCTTTATGGCATTAACCGTAATGAAAATAAATGGTTTAATCCCACGATAAAAGCATTATCAAGTGGAACA